GTGCCAACATATTCAGGATACCATTTAATTTTTTTATTATTTTCTACAAGTTCAGGAATAATTTTGTGCACATTTAAAAACCATGCATTAGTTGATAAATATATTAATGGTTGGTCAGTTCTCCAACAATGAGGATAAGAATGTTTTATTTTTTCAGATTTAATAGCATGTCCATTAGTTTTTAGATAAATAACAATATCAGTTGATGTATCAATTACAAATTTATTAATAATTCCAATTGAATAATCATCCATTTTAAATTTACATTGTGTATCAATTAAATATTCTGGTAATTGTTCATCAGTATAACCATTTAATTTCATAACTCTCATATCATCATTCCCAAATAATGGAGCTAAGTGCACTAATCCTGTTCCAGCTTTATTAGTAACATAATTATCTGCATATATTTTATAATTTGTATAATTATTTAATTTAAAAATAGGTTCATATGTTCTCCCAACTAATACACTACCTTTAATAGTATTTAAAATAGTAGGTTTATCATTAAAGATAGTTTCTAATGGTATATCAGAACAAATCCAATATTTTTTATCATTTATATCTTGAACTAAGTTATAATCTAATTCACCATTTACACATATACCTTGATTGGCAAATAGTGACCATGGTGTAGTTGTCCAAATTAATAAATATTCAGATGATAAATCTAGCTTATCAATTAATTTAAATATAACATATACTGCAATATCTGTTCTATCTTGATAATTTGAACTAGCCTCAAAATTAGATAATGGTGTTTCACATAATGGAGAATAAGGCATAACTTTTTTAGATCTATAAATTAGATTATCCTCCCATAGTTTTTTATAAGCCCACCACAGTGATTCCATATATTTAATGTCAGAAGTATAATATGTTTGTGATTTATCAAATTGCCTACCTAATCTTTCTAAAACATCATACCATATAGATGAACATGATGAAATAATTCTTCTACATTCATCATTAAATACTGTTAATTTTTCAATAGAATCTGATGGATTAACTTTACCAACTTGTTTCTCTGCTTCTTGTTCTAGGGGTAATCCATGACAATCAAACCCAATTTGATATTTAATAGAATATCCTTTTTGATTCATATAACGAGCTATAGTATCTTTAATACTAGAAACAAGTAAATGACCGTGATGCGGCGACCCATTAATAAATGGTGGTCCATCTAAGAATTCCCAACTTTTATCATAATTTTTATTTTTAATTTTATTTTTTAAATCAGTCTTGTCCCACAATTGAATAATTTGATATTCGATATTATTGAATTCCATGTTATAATAAAATAATTATATATATATATTAAATTAATTCAATTTTTATAGTAAAATAAAAATTGGATTAATATATAAAATATTTACCGGGCGGTAAATATTTGCATTAATTCAGATGGTATTTCTCCAGAACGACTTAATTTAGCTAAATTACTAATATTAATATTTCTACTATTATCATCATCTGATAATCTATCTAATGAGTCAACAATTGATGGTGTTATTTTTAATGCTAAATAAATAGTTATAGCAACTATTAAACTACTAATAACTATTGTTTGACGATTTGTAACAAACACAGCTTTAACTTCTTTTAAAAAAGGCTGTTTTTGTTCATTTAACATACATGGCATAGATGTAGATAATCCCATATATACTAATGCGCCCACTACTGCTATTACAATATGAGAATCCATAATATTTATATATTATAGTATAGAAATTATTAAACATATTTTATATTAATTTTTAATTATTTTTATATATATATAATTTATATCAAATATATTTAGTGAAAAAGGTGTAATATAAATTGTATCTTTTATTATGAATGTTAACAATGATTATAGAGTTTACATCTACTAAAAAAAATTATTAATAATCATTATTTAAAGATATTTTTTATAATGATTATTAATAAATGAGTTCGTATCTTATAGAATATAATAATAAAATTATTGGAACATATAATAATTATAATAGAGCTAAAACTTTTATATTATCATGTTTACAAAATAATTTTATAAAAGATTCAGTGCTTATTCACAGTTTTATAAATAACAGTTGTTATAAAATTAAAACTACTGTTATTACACTTGATAAAAATCTATCTATAAAAGAATTAAATATCCCTGTAGATATCCCAGTTGAAATCCCAGTAGATATCCCAGTTGAAATCCCAGTTGAAATCCCAGTAGATATCCCAGTTGAAATCCCAGTTGAAATTGTATCTATAACACCTGAAATGAAATTAGAAAATGAAAAACGTATTAATGAAATTGAAAAAGAAAAACATGATTTAATTCATAATATGAATTTATTAAAAATACAACAAAATAAAATAACTGAAATAAAACAAGTATTTGAAGTTGATTTAAAATTATTTAATCAATTTAAATCAAAAGAAACAGATAATGGTTTCATAATACCAGAGCTATTTATTAATAAATATAAGATAATGAATAATTTATTTTTAAAAGATAAATTAGATTGGAGTAATTATTATAATGAAATGAAAAATAATAAAGATAATAATATATATAATGAACATTTTATAACAAATAGTTATGAAAATTCATTTATAAATAATAAAAAATCAGAGAAAACTAATAAAATAGAAGAGGAATTATATTTAGATATTTAATATATAATTTCTAAAATATTATATATAAATGTATCGTTATAATGATATTGAAAAAATAGATAAAAATATAGATACAATCATTGATGGTGCTGCAAAACAATATAAAACACTATATGAACCAACATTAAAAGAAATGGGAGAAGTATATAGTTTTATTATTGATTATATAAAAAGAAATAAAAAAGTTGTTTACGGTGGTTTTGCACAAAATTTATTAATTATGCAAAAAAATAAAAATGATGCAATTTATACAGAAATGAATGGTGCTTATTTTAATTGGCCTGATATTGCGGATATTGAATTTTATTCACCAACACCAGTAGCCGATTTAATTGAATTAACTGATATATTATATAAAAAAAAATATAAATTTGTTGAAGGAAAAGAAGGCATACATCCTGAAACATTTAAAATTTTTGTAAATTTCTTAAATTATAGTGATATTACTTATATGCCAGCACATATTTATAATAACATGCCTATTATTGTAGTAAATGGAATAAAATGTGCTCATCCGCATTTTATGATTGTTGATACATATAGGATTTTAACAGATCCAATGACATCATATTGGAGAATAGGTAAAGCAATAAAAAGAACTCAATTATTATTAAAACATTATCCTATTGATCAAAGTAATATAAAACAAGTAATTAATTTTCAAGAGATAACAGGTAATAGAACTAACTCACAACATGAAGAATATGAGAATATTTTAATATTTATAAGAAAACAAGTTGTGCATAATAGTAATTTAATAATGATTGGATTATATGCCTACAATTATTATGCTAAAAAAGTAGGAGAAAATTTTGTATTAAATAATATTCCTTATTATGAATTAATTACAACAAATATTGAAAAAGATGGTAAAAATATTTATGCTTTATTAGTAAAAAAATATGGTAAAAAAATTACTGTAAAAGAATTTGTGCCTTTTTCTACTTTTATGGATAGGCGTATTGAATTTTATTATAATAATAATTTAATTTTAATATTATATGGTAATAATGGTAGATGTATTGTTTATAATTATTCAGAAAAAAAGGAAATATATTTTGGAACATATAATTTAGTTATGATGTATTTATATTTTCAATATTATTATGCATTTATTAATCGTAATAAAAAAAATACTAATTTATTTAATATTTTAATTAGTAAATTTTTTAATTTAAGAAATACTTATTTAGATAATAAAAAAATTACAGTGGTTGATGAATCACCTTTTATGGATTTTACATATAAATGTCACGGTATTCCTATTTATCCTATCAGAGCATCTTTATTGGCAGGTTTTGAAAAAAAGAAACAAGGGAAGCAAGTAAAATTTAAACATACGCCTTCTAATAAATCAAGAGCCGCGCACAAACATGAGTTTTTAAATACTTCAGGAAATCAAAATTTAAATAATAAATATTTAATTTTAAAAAATTAAAAAATTAAAAAATAATATATAGATTATAATATATATAAATGTCTCATTTTGGAAGAAAACCAAAACCGATAGACGAGCCTGTAGAATCCATGGCTGGTGGTGCCAAAAAACGTAAATCTAGTAAAAAAATTAGAGCAGATGAAGAAGCTCCAGTAGTAGTTGACTCATCGATGGATACACCTGATATTGAACCTAACACAATGGTTAAATCAGATAACAGTGGAGAACCTGTAGTAGGCGGTGCTAAAAGACGTTCTAAAAAAGCAGGATCTAAGAAACGTTCAAAGAAAGGATCCAAAAAAACGTCTATGTCAGGTGGTGCCAAGAAGCGTTCTAAGAAAAGTTCAAAGAAAAGTTCTAAAAAGCGTTCCAAGAAAGGTTCTATGTCTGGTGGTGCTAAAAAACGTTCATCTAAGAAAGCTTCCAAAAAGGGCTCCAAGAAACGTTCCAAGAAAGCTTCTAAAAAGAGTTCCATGTCAGGTGGTGCTAAGAAGCGTTCTAAGAAAAGTTCCAAGAAAGCTTCTAAAAAAGGTTCTAAAAAACGTTCCAAGAAGAGCTCCAAGAAAGGGTCTATGTATGGAGGTGCTAAGAAGCGTTCCAAGAAAGCCTCTAAGAAGGGTTCCAAGAAGGGTTCCAAGAAGGGTTCCAAGAAGCGCTCCATGTCAGGTGGTGCTAAAAAGCGATCTAAGAAAGCGTCCAAAAAGAAGCGTTCCAAGAAATCATCTAAGAAATAAATTAAGCTGAATTTATATATTAGAGGTGAATAAAATAATCTTTTTTTGTCATTATTTAATAAATATAATTATATTTATTAAATTAATTTTAATCTATAAAATCACAATTATCATTACTATCATTACTATTATTGCTAATATCAGTTGTAATAACTAATTTTTTAACTTGTTTAGTTGTAGTAAATGTTGTATGTTTTATAGTTTTACTTGGTTTTTTATCAACTTTTACTTGTTGTGCTTCTGTAGATGACAATACATCATCTATAAAATCACAATTATTACCAGTAGTATCATCGTCTGATTCTTTATCTTTTACTATATTAAACTTTTTTTTATAAAAAGTATTTTCTTTTTTAATAAGTTGTATTAATGGGGTATGATCAAAATCTTCTGATAATATTTTATGTTTATTTTTAATAATAATATCATTATGAATTGTATATAATGGCATCATTTTAATATATTTTTTTCTTTTATTAGCTATAGTCTGTAATTCAGGTAATTTATCTTGGTTTTTTCTATAATATACTATTTTATCCCATGAGTCTTTTAAAAGTGGTAATATTCTATTAAAAAATATATCATCACGTTTAATAGTTACATTGTGTGATACATCTAATTTCCAATAAATAATACGATAAAAATAATAATCTTTATTAATATCAGGATATGTTTCTTTAAAAGTATTTAATGATTCTAAAACCCATGTTTCATATTGCATTTCATCCATATCTAATCGTTTAGGAATAATATATTTTGATTTCCATTCAGGATTATCACCCTCAAATTCTGGTGTAAATTGTTTTGGATAAAATTCTAATATAATTCCTTTTTTTAATCTATTATCTATTTCAATAAGTGTTCCTGTGTCATTTTCATAATTTTTACTAGTATCACATGAATCTGCAAGATATTCTTGTTTTGTTTTATATTCAGTTATTTTACATTGCCAAAAATCACATGCTTCCAAATCACAACAAATTAATTGTTGTTGCACTTGACAATAATAATAAAAAGGACAAATCTGACCACATATTTTTCCTTTAATATAAATATCTCTAGTGACAGGACATTTAATTTCTAACATTCGTCCTAATCTTGGGGAAAATGTATTATCTAAAGTATATTGAGAACAAATTCCGTCAGGTGATGCGCCTAAGAAATTATAAGTTTCTGATGGTAATGCACCAAACTCATATACTCTAGTATTATATATATGTTCATAAATCATTGTTGCAGTAGGTTCATATTTTTTACCATGAAATACGGTAGCATTATCTTGAAATGGGAAATTTGGATCGCATTTTTTCAAAATAAAAGATTCAACTGGTTCATATGGATTCATATCAATTGCAGCAGCCATATCTGAAGCAGTAATTCTATTATATCTATAATTATACCATTCAATGGACCTTTGTGCTGGTTGTGGTAAATGTTTTAATTTATTAAAATGTGCAAGTAGTGATTTATATTTAGATGGTATTTTAATATCAGGATATAAATTTTCTAATTCTCGGAAACTATTTGCACCATTATCAAAAGATAATGATTTATTATATCTATATTTATTACTAAATAATCTATTAAAAACTTGGTCTATCATTTCAGTTGTTGTTTCAGGTATATCTTTTTTAATAGTTTCATAGACAGTTTTTTTTAATTTTGTTAACTGTAATAAATTAATAGATTTATTTGTATCATTTAATATTTCAATACATTTATTTAATATTAATGAAATAGTACCAAAGGACATTTATTACTATAATTTAAATATTATTTTAAAACAATATAATTTCAATTTATTCTATTATGCATAATAATACTTATTATTATTATATTGTAAATTAGACAATGAAATAATTTTACCATTTATTTCATCATAATTAACAGCTTCTTTCTTTGTTAATATTTTTAATTTAATTAAATCATTTAATTTATCTAATAATTGTTCACGTTCTATATTAGAATTAATTTGTAAATTATTAACAAATTCTTTTATTTTAAGTTTTTTATGAATTACATTTAATTTAGACCATGATTTTGTATATAAATATTTTTCAGAATCAATATTTGGAATATCTGTATTTTTCTCTGTATGTGTATCTATTAGTTTTTCAGTATCTGTTTTATTTATATTAACTAATGACTCATAATAATTATTTAACCATGCATAATTAGAATCATTTTCTAACAAATTATTTAATAAACTTTTATAATATTTTATATTTAAATTTGATTTAATCAAAGATATATCCATAGTATATTATTATATAGTCTTTCTTCTTTATAGTTAAATTATAAAATTTTATTAATATATAATTTATAATAATATATAATGTCTCGTAAAATTTTATTAATATATAATTTTTTATAATAATATATAATAATATATAATGTCTCGTAAAAATTTACCATATCGCGAAACAAGTGATTGTTTTTTATTATACAAAGGAAAATTAGTTGCAA